GGGAAAAGGCGGTGAAACCTTTGGAAAAACTTGATGTCATTTCGGATAAGAACAAGAAACAACTTAATGATTTCATTATATGGCTGACTGACAACAATGATTACTCTTCTCATACAGTTTATATCTATTATACATCCATGAAGAAGTATTTCGAATACGCCAATGAGGTAAACATGGATAATTGCAGGAGGTTTATAAAAAGTCTTGAAGAAGAAAAATTATCTCCCGCTACCATCCGTTTGCGGATTACAGCAATCGAAAGATTTTCTAAATGGCTAAAGAAGCCTATAGAACTGAAGCGTCCCAAAATAAAGCGCAAACTTGATGTGAACAATGTGCCGACCGAGGAGGAATATAACCGGCTGTTGGAATATCTCAAGGCAAAAAACAATAAGGATTACTATTTCTTTATTAAGGTTTTGGGAACAACGGGCGCCCGTCTGTCGGAATTCCAGCAGTTTACGTGGGAAGACATCATATCCGGGGAAGTGACATTAAAAGGAAAGGGTAACAAGTACAGACGTTTTTTCTTCCAAAAGCAATTGCAGCAAGAAGCGAAAGCCTATGCTAAGGAACATGGTAAGACCGGGCTTTTTGCGGTAGGGAGATTCGGACCGTTGACCCAGAGAGGCTTTTCCCAGCACTTGAAAGCATGGGGGAAACATTGCGGCATTGATCCAAGGAAGATGCACGCACACGCCTTTCGCCATTTCTTTGCTAAAATGTTCCTGAAAAAAAACAAAGATGTTATTCAACTGGCTGACCTTTTAGGTCATGGGAGTGTAGACACAACTAGAATTTATTTACAGAAAAGTTATGACGAACAAAAAAAAGATTTTAATCGAAACGTTACATGGTAGTGTAGCGCAGCTCAATGAACTGTCATCCATGACCGAAGGGATAGACGTCTATGACGAGACCGGACATGTTGATACAAAATTTCTCATGGAAGCGCTATCCTGTGTCAATACCTTCGTGAATGCGAGCAATACGGTTGTTCAAAAAATATCTTCACTTTTAGCGCCGGACGCTTCAACGGAGGAAAAGAAAAAACAGGCTGACGAAGGCAAAAAATGGAATGTGGAAGAAATACTGAAACATTGTACTCTTGAGAACAATATCCTCAAACTTCCTCAAGTTCAATTCAATAAAAAATCCTATGCTGAAGCAAAGAAGTGGATAGAAGAAGCCGGAGGCTCATGGCAAGGTGGGAAAATACAGGGTTTTACGTTCCCGTTTAATCCGGAACGTGTGTTTTCCATACTGAAAGAGGGTAAACGGTGCAACCTACAGCAGGATTACCAGTTTTTTGAAACTCCGTCTGATGTTGCCGACTGGCTGGTTATGCTTGCCGGAGGGATACATGAGGATGATACGGTACTGGAACCGAGTGCCGGGCGTGGCGCGCTTATAAAAGCAATCCACCGGGCTTGTCCTTCTGTAATGGTTGAATGTTATGAGCTGATGCCGGAAAACAGAGAATTTCTTCACACCCTTAGCAACGTAATATTGCTTGATGAAGATTTTACCAAAGACAGTGTAGGTAGTTATACTAAGATAATTGCAAATCCTCCGTTTTCCGGTAATCAGGATATAGAGCATGTCAGGCTTATGTATGATCGATTGGAAGAAGGCGG